TGACGTACATAGTACCGTTACGTTGCTCAAGGCTACCCATACCACGAGTTGAGACACCTAGTTGAACACCACCCTCAAGCAAACCTTTTACAATATTGCCCATTGGAGTATCCAAAATTCGTGCCTTTCCCATAACATTATTTCCCTCAATTTGAAGGTCAGTAATCTTATGAGATACTTTATCTAAGTTGACAGTTGGTCCTTCAGGGTGGTTTAATTCCCCAACCGCTCTGTCCTTAGAAACCTGTTCATCGACATATTTACCAACTGCTCTTTCCATTACAGCTTTTGGATAAATACGTCCATTTCTATTTTTAGATTCAGCCATAGCAAAGATGCCCTCAATCATATGAGATTTAGAGCCATCTTCTTTCTTTTCAACGACGCACTGAACATCAGTTTCAGTGTATTCTGTAATTAGCTTCATCTACTTACCCTTATATTGTTTAACAAACTCTTTTGCCATTTTCTCTGCTTCACGCTGAGTTTTATAAGCATCAAGTCTATCACCGTCGATGTACACTACAAAGCCATTTGTCTCTTTAGTAATTTTAACGGGAATCCTATCCATTTTGGTATTCAATACTTGTTTACCAGATGGTTTCCTACCCGCTAATTCTCTAATCTGTTCAAATGTTTTTGTCATGTATCTTTTAACTTATATTTATACTTTTTAATTTTTTGATCAATCTTCTTCAGATTCATCAACTTCTTCTTCTTCTTCATCTTCCAAGTCTAATTCAAGTTGTTCATCATCATCTTCTAGCTCGTCAATAGCTGCTTCGATATCTTCCTCATCTGGTTCAACATCTTCTTCACCATTAAATACTTGACCTGCCACAGCAATCTTTTCTTGTTCTAAAGCATCATTCATTTTATCCTGTAAAATTTCATGAAATGTGGGTCCGGCTTTTGCAAAGTCTTGATCTGCTACGCTATTAATTAGATCTTCAATTGACATAATTTACTCCTGTTCTTGTTCAGCTTCATCATCTGGAATCTCGCCAGAAGATTTTTCTTGATCTATTTGCTTCTTCATTTCTTCAATATCATTATCATCTAACTGCAGTACGTTTTTCATTACATATTCTTTTGAGAAGAATTCTCCAACATATTGCTGCATTTGATCTAATGTTTGGATTCTATTTTGTAAGAGCTCAGCATCTTTCAATTCTGAGAAATGATTGTCTCTTACATAATCAACAACAATATCTTGTTGCCAATCATTCCAATCTTCTTCTGTAATAATACCCTTCATAATGAGCTGTTTTTTCAGAATCTCTGTAAACAGCATTGAAAAACGTTTTCTTAAACGATCAATAAACTTTTGGAATTTAATTTCATCCCTATTTATTTCAGTAGAACGACCTAGTGAAAACTGTGCTTCTTGCTCAAGTCTATTGATTGGTACGTTTAATGAACGATACAGGCGTTTTTGGAAATATATAATGTCATCAATTTGTCCTAGATTCTCGCCACCAGGAAGTGTTGAAATCTCAGTACCTCTGCCACCTTCTCTACGAGGTAGCCAGAAATCTTCCAACATTGACATATGTTTACGGTCATCGCGGATCTTACCAGTATCAGCATCATATACAAGTTTATTACGGTATCGAGCCATAATATCTTTCATATATGTTTCAGCTTTACCACGTGGTAAGTTACCAACATCAATATAGAAAATACGACGTTCAGGAGCTCTCGATAGTCTATAAATGACTAGAGAATCTTCCATCATCCGTAATTGGTTAATTGGTTTTAGAGCTTTATGAAGATGAGATACAACTCTTTTACGATCAACATCTAACAAACCAGATGTTACATATGAAACTGAATCATTAGATAGTTTTACACCTTGATTTGTTCCACCGGGCTTTTCTTGATAGATATAGAACTCATCCACTTTTTCTACCAAAGATGCACCAGTGACTGGATCTTTTTTCTTTTTTATCTCTTTTACTTTACGGATTTTAGTAGAATCAACTGGTCTAATTTCTTGAATACCAGCTTTCAAATTCTTTTCATCTACTACAAGATGGTGGTAAACTCTACCATCTACATACCATTTACGAAAAATATCATGTCCGAAATCAGTGAATTGTAACATAGAACAAATATTATCAAATTCTTCGGTCATAGTCTTTTTTAATTGATCACTAAGACCTTCAACATGATCTAGAATAAGAGTCACTGGAGATTGATTTTCATTACCAGTAATTGCTTCATTTACAATATCTTCAATGGCAGCATCAACTTCTGGATGTACTGCTACTGCTCTGTATTGTCTAATATTTTGTAAGTTGTCTTTTGCATGGTCGCCTTCACCAAGGTTAACATAAGTACCATAGTGAGCACCAGCGGCTGTAACATAACCAGCACCATCCTGATCTACAGGTGGAACGATAGACTGCATTTTATCTGCATTCTTATCTTTTGCTCGTTTTATTTCAAAGCCAAATAATCTAAGTGAGTTATTATCAGCCATAGTAATTCCTAATATTATGTGAAGAGGGGCCTCTCAGCCCCTCAATCTATTTATACTACTTTATGTAGTTGTATTTGATTCCCAGTATTGTACCTGGAATTCTGCAGTGAATCTTTCGATTTCATTTTCAGAACCGTAGTTTAAATCGATAGCTGAAAGAGCTGTTGGGAAACAGCTTCTAAAGTTATATGTCTTTAGAACTGAACCTTCTCTATCAATTTGTTCTACCAAAAGATCTGCTTCATAGTCTACTGGATTAGTAAGACCGGTGTTATCTGAATGAGCATTAATACCATTCATCCAACGTTCCATTGCATCTCTAATAGTAAAGTCTACGTCATTAATAATGGTTGCTGTCCACGTATCAAATGTACGATCCCCAGCCATTTTCAATCTTCTGCCACGGAATGGCATTTCGATTACACTTAAGTTTGATGCAGGCAACTGAGCTGCCTCGCATAGAAACGATGTAAGCTCTACATCGCCATTAGCATAAGTTGGGAAGTTAATGGTCGCTTTAAATAGATTCGGTCTAGCGCCACCACCACGCAACTTGGCTTTAAAATCATCAACGCCTAATACTGCCATCTGTTATTTCTCCTACGCTTATACCGCTAGTCCGGCGACTTCTTCAAAGTCAACACCGGATCTTACAGCTACAAAGTTAAGAGTGATGTAGTTGATTGAGCGTGCTGGCTTGATAAAGATGTTCGCTACGAACTCATTTCTATCAATTACTGCTGCAGTGTTGTTTGTATCATCACATACAACTCTGAAGTCTGTAATACCTCTTCTTCCTTTGATTTCTCTTAGGAATGGTTCTACAATATTTACAAACTCTGCTCTGGTGAATTCATCATTCAATTCGAACAAAGTATTTCGTGCAGCCAATGCAATTGCTCTTTCTACCACGTTAAATAGACGACGTACGTTGACACGGTCAAATGCACTTGGTCTGTTTAGGTGGGTCTTATCACCATATAGCAAAATACCTTGTCCAGGTAGATTTGCAACAGGGTTGATACCAGCTTTATAAAGCGTATCTCTTTCTGTTTTTGTTGGTGTATAAGCCAAAGATGTTACGCCAAGGTAAGCACCACGACGTGATCCAGCTGGTGAGAACCAAGGAGCTGAATTTGCATCTGAAGCAGCCATAATACCTGCTGTTGAAGAAGCAGCTGGAATATAGATGTACTTATCATTGTACTTATCGTATACTTTTAGCCAGTTGTTATCAACAAATAGGTATGAACTTCTTGTATAAGCATCCGCGTCTGTAACTGAAGCAGAGACTGGATCAGCATTACCGACTACTGAGTTTTTAGCTGGAGATGTAACAACAACGCAATCTTTACGGGTTGTTCCGGCAGTTACTACTAGATCGTCTACTAGTGTATCTTGATCACCAGCAACTGTTTTACCAGGAGCAATTAAGAAGTCGACTGTAATAGTATCTTTATCTTCAAATTGGTTAAAGGCGCGCAAGTAATCATCAGTACCTGCGGCTGAACCAATTGTTCCTCCTGTTAGAGAGTGTGAACCTGTTGAGTCTACAACATTGTTCATCCAAATGTAATTAGAACCTCTGTTAATCACATCTTTCATATAGTTGCTTGAGCCATCAGCATTTGTTGCTGAAGTCGTAGCTGATACAAATGGGTATCTTTCTAGTACAGTATTTGCTGAACCAGTAATTACACCATCTTGGTCTAAGACAAGAATATGATGCTCTTCTCCTGTTGGAGCTGCATCAAATTGATCTTTATATGCTTGTGACCAAGAGGCCCAGTTTGTTGCATCTGACCAAACAACTTGAATTGAGTTTCCTACTTCACCAGGATATTTTGCGAAAATATTTCCTGTTGAAAATGTTCCTGCTTCCCATGCATCTCTGTTTTTAATTAGAGTAGCCGCGGCTGAACTATCACAAGCATTTAGTGCTGTGGCATCTGCGGCTCTTGAAACTTGTAATGCATTGGAATATTTTAAAAAGTATGCTGCGGATAGAAAGTCTACCGCAAAGCTATCGCTTGGCGATCCGAATGTCTCAGCAAGATCTGCTTCATTTTGAATCAGAGTTGCTGTTTCTACGGGACCCCAGCGAAATTCACCAGCAAACGCGCCAGTAGTTGATTGAACATTAGGCACACCGCCTGTAAGATCAACCTCTTTGACGACAATAGCTGGAGATTCTGAAGGTGCACCAATTGCCATATTTGTTTTCCTTTTCCAGTAATCGAATTATATGTTTTCATAATACGGATATTCAATTACTTGTATTTATAATTTTACATATTTAGAACATATGTCCCACATCTTCGTACCACGGTTTTCCATTTACAAGGTTCTCTTCTTGTTCAACGGCCTCTAAACCATCATCAACAAAACCGAATGGTAAGACATCAGCTTCAATTTCGTCCATTCTTTGTTTAAACATCATTTCTTTTAACGATACTTCCGTTATTTGTTCAAATGAATTAGACACAGCAAAATAACCAAATAAAACTAAATTCATCATCAAGTCATCATGGTTACCTTCTGATGCCTCATAGGATTGACCACGAGCCACAAAGGTAGACATTTCTAAAATAGTCTGTGTATCTTTTACTATAAGTTTATTGGCTTCTAATATATCTTTAATTGCAGAACAACCGATACGTTTTACCTTACGGTTCATTTCAATACCAAGCCGATCTGCTTTAATTAAAGATTCCATATGTAAATGTTCGTATTCTAAATCGTGATACAAACCATTTGTAACTAATCCGCCCTGATCATTTGCCTCAACAATTACATAAGCTTCATTATAGACATTCGCAAACTTATAAATAACATTTGGGAAGAGTATTGGAGATATAGTATTATTGCGATAAACAGCAACCTGTTCAAAAGGTCTTGTGCTAATATCGATCACATTAAATGTAGAGTAATCCTGTCCTCTTCCCTTCGATACATCTACAGTCATTACATATTGATGGTCTTTTTCTGGTTCTTTGTATATTAAAGTACACCCACCATCTAAAACTCTTGCAGGTTCTCCAGCTCTTTGTTCTAATAAACAATCAGCACTAATTAAAGTATCTCCAGTTCCAAAGAATGTATTGCCAAATTCTTGATCAAACTGTAATTGAGAAGTATTTGAAATAGTAGCATTCTTCCATTCCTCATCTCTTCCGGGAACATCCCACCAATCAACCCTAAATGGTTTGAATTGATTTGTTCCTTGCATTGCTCCTTCCCAAATAGTATGGAACATATTACCAATACCATTTGCAGTTGAAGTGATAATTACTTTTGTATCTTTACCTGATGAGATAACTGGATATGTTGATGTATAAAATTCAGCAGCTCTTTCAACAAATGCAAATTCGTCCAAATAAAGCAGATTCACAGACATACCACGAATAGAAGATCCAGAGGTAGCTGCAGCAATAATACGAGAGTTGTTACTAAATTCTATTGACCCTTTGTTTAAAGCTCTACATCCAGGTTGTAAGAAAAATGGTAGATTCTCCAACATTAAAGTAATACGAGCAAGCATCTCTCTTGCAGTAGCGCCTTTGTTGGCTAGAACTGCAATAGTTTTTTCTGGATGGAAACAAGCAAACCAAAGTAAATAAGCAACAGAAGAAATAGATTTACCAGATTGTCGACATGCCAAAACTATAGAAAACCTAGTATCATTAAAATGATGGAACATTTTTTCTTGATATGGATATAGCTTAAAAGGAACCAGACCACGATCAAGTGAAATGACTTTACAATAGTTAATTGCAAAGTATGTAGGATCTTTCATGCATTTAGCATATTCTTGAAATTCGTCTTTTGTAAATCCGTGAGTAACACCATCTCTTTTTACGTTGATGTTACCATTATAATTGTCACTCATCTTTCTGGTAGTCGCTAATATCAACTATTTTATCCTCATCATTATCTAAAAGCATACGCTGTAAATCACTTGTGGATCCAATGAATACATTATTTGTAGTTTGATTTGCTAATTCTTTTGGCTGGTCAGTTTTATCAAAATCTTTTTTCTTCTTATGAAGATCTAACAGATTGCCATTAATATCAGCAACATGTTTCATCATATTAGAAAAGACTTCAAAAGCTCTAGGATGTTCAGTTGCTCTAGCAACATCCATCATTTCATCAAGAGCTTCAGAACCTTTTACTAAAAGATCGTGATAGATTTGTCTTGAGTATTCAAAATCATTATCTGCATTATTATCTTTACTCATTTTGACCTACCTAGGCACCAGTGCCTCCGTTGAGAGTTCTAACTACAAGAGCTAGTCTATCTAATGCTGAATCTACTGTTGTTGGTGGTGTTCCATTCCATAGATCGGCTGAATCAGTCGAATATCCTAATGTAGCTGTTGAAATAAGACTATTTACATTTGCTGAATCTAAAATTGTTGGAGTACCAGTTAAAGAACTATATGCAAAGTCTTGTGCAGTTTCACGTAATTGTACGTAGTCGCTATCAACTATAGTTGTTACAAATGCGCTGTCTCTATAAATGTCTGCTTGACGTGCTTGAATATAATCACTATCAATAATATCTGTCACAAAGGCACTATCTCTTTGATTATCAGTATCATCTAGAATTTTAATCCCACCTACCATACCTGCATGCACAGTACATTGATATACCAATGACGTTGGTGCATTCATCGGTACAGTCATTGAAACTGTTCCATTGCCACCATTATTTGTCACACCGCTTGAATACGCAGAACCGCCTGAATCAACTCTAATTTCTAATGGATGCCCCGCTGGAACATTTGTAAATTCGTATGTTTTACCACGAGTAAAATATAAAGTAGGATTTGTAGCAGAATCTGGAAAACCATCACCAGTAAAAGTATAATTTGATCCATCTCCGGAAACACTAAATATTGTTTCTGCAGGGCGGTTTGTCGAAATATAACTTGCAGTAACAATACCTGTTACGAATGAACTATCTCTTTGAGTGTCATTTTGTCTTGCTTGGACATAAGTATCATCAACAACGCTTTCAATAATAGATTGAACATTTGCTGAATCTAAATCTGCATCTAAAAGAGTTGTAAAGTTAGCATCAAGTTCGGTATGGGTTAGCTCCGAACCTTTTGCACTTCTTAATGTAATTGCCATTTCTTACTCCTACTCAACGTATCCTGATGCAACATAACCAGATAATACATATGGTACTACTGGATACGTAAAATCAAATTCTTCATTAAATCCGTAATCATCCTCAGCTGAGGCATCTTCTGGATTCGGTGAAATTGTAATTCTACCAATTTGTTGATCTTCTGGCGTTCTTATATCGTATATATTATTTATAGATCTTGTAATTACACCACCTTCACTAATTGGTCCATAAAAGTTAACTCTCATATCAAAAGTAAGGGTGTAAATAATAGTTCTTCTTTGTTCCAATGAACCTTCATAATCGTCTTGAAAATCAACACCTGTTAAGGCAATTGGAACATCTTCTTTTACATTTGGATAATCACCAAATGGTTTTAATGTTAATGTATATTGTGGATTAAAATATGGTAATATTTGTTCCACAATTTGTAGAGCATCGTCTTGATTCTTTGCATATATGCTTAGTTGAAATCCAACATTGTATGGCACAAATGGATAAAACTTATTCCTTAAATTTGCTGTGGATCCACCTTGTGTAAAGTTATTTGTTTTCTGTAATTGTCTAGATGCATCATATTGGATTGAAATAATTTCAAAAGACATACGTGGCAACTTTAAAGCTACTTTAGTATTAGCATCTAAGTCTGGATTCTCTCTAATTCTTTCTAAAAACTTTCTTTGAGGCGCATAAGACAATGGAACTTTAACTTGAGAAATTACTTGGTTAGAAGCATTTGTTCTCAACACATAAAGATTATTAAATAGCGTGCCAAAAATAGCTACACTTTTACGTAATCTTTGATGATAAAAATGAGTACCAAACATTAATTATTCTCCGGATCACCAAATGGATTAGCTTCACTAAAGTCTAAGAAGTCAGCAGAGATTGAAGTAAAATCAGAATTCTGTTCGTTTTGACTAATTTTATTTACTTCAGCTACTGAGTTAACTAGAGAACTAGAATAAGCCACACCAATTGTTGCAATATTAGTTGTACCTGTTACAGTAAATCCTGAAACAAATTCATGGTATTTACCATCATTGGCACCAATATGAATGAGTCCTAGAACATTATCAGAATCAGACCAACGAGAAACTTCACCGGACATTATAACTCCAGTGCCAAGAGTTTGGTTTACTGTTTCACCTATTGTAAATCCATCGCCTGCGCTGTCTAATGTAAGTAGATATTCATATGCATAATCTCTTTCAATATCATCAATGACATCAATACCTGTATCTAAATCTTCATCGTTATATTCAAATAACTCAGCTCTTAATTTATAAACTGGTAAGTTACTTAATTGATAAAACGGCTGTTCATGTTCTACTGCCATAATTTGAAATAAAGAGTTAGACAAAGGAAGATAAATTAAATCACCTTCTCTAGGTCTAACGCTATTAATATCATTATCAAAATTATTTACTGTGTAGGTCCATCTGCGTCTTGCAACTACAAACGTTGCTTGGTCTCTAATTTCTACACCAAACTTAGTAAATAAATCTCCTTCTCCATCAAACCCTTCAATATTTTCTATATACATTTCAACTTTATAAGCTGAATTAAATCTAGATGGAACATCATCTCCAAAAACTCTATCTTCGTTTACTAAATCTCTTGGAAGATAATAAACGTCTTGGCCATACATCTTTAGAGATTCTATAACGATATCTTCGTATAGATTCTGTTCTGATGGTATCTTTTGGCTGAAATATAAGTTAGTGGCCATATTATCCTACAAAGAAGTCTACAGGTAATTCGTGATCAGATCTTAATTTTTCTCTTAATCTTTCTAAATCTTGCATTGCGTCTTCAAATAATTGGCGGCCATTAATTGTAACTCCACCTGGAAGTTGCATACCTTCAAACTTAATAAGGTTCGAGCCCCACTGTTGTTTAATCAAAGCAGTTGTATATTCTTTAAGCCACATATCATTCCATACAGCAGTATGATCGTCAGCGTTAATAATACTGTAAACTTCTGCAATAATATATTCACCTTCTTTAACATCCTCATCTTCAAAGTTACCATGAATATAAAGTCTATTTTGTTTTCTTACATAATCTACTTGTGGTGTACCATTTAATCTCATATCTAGCAAAGACATATACTGCATTACTTGTTCATAATAAGCAAGATCACCAATATAAGAATGCATATTAGCAATATCATTTAAATGCATTTGATATTTAATGCTAAACATATTGCGTGAGAACAAACCTTGTTCTAATTTAAATAGCTTTGTTACTTGCTGGACATTAGAAGAAATAGGAATGTATTTATTTGTAATATCATCTGCAGTTACGAGGTGTTGAATATATCCGCGATATGTAGCTTCTGAATGATATTCTCTAAAATACTGTAGGGCTTCATCAACACGATCTTCTAATTGTTCAGCGTCTACGTTGATCTCAATAACTGGATCACCTAGACGGCGTAAACAATAATCTATTAGACCTTGTCTTGTGCTTGGGTTTGCCATTTTTAAATCCTATTTTTCCTACTATTTATAATTAGTTGAGAAGAGTACCAGATGCGTCATAAACATCGATTCTATAGTGGCTACCATGTTGGCCATCAAGTAAATCTGCATCTAATCCTGATGTAGCTCCATCAACTGTTTTTATTGCCGTCAATAATTCGTTAGCAGTAGAATACGTTTCACTAAAACTAAATTGTCCAGTACTACTATCATATGATAGATCGCCACCGGCGCTCAGTACATTTCTTACTCTTGATGTCGTATGATATTGATTAGTACCTTCAGAAAGATCTGTTGTACTAAATGAACTTAATCCAATTCTAGCGTTATATGATCCACCATCTGCGGTTCCTATGTTCAATGTAGCTTGAGCAGAATCGAATGTAAAGGTAGAAACCCCAGCAACAGAAACTGTACTAATAGAATCAACATGGCCAAATTCATCAACTTTAATGACTGGAACAAGAGAACTAGATCCAAAAGTACCTGCCGTTTGAGCAAGTCTTGTGTGAGTCATTTGTGGATATGTTCCACCATCAGCCGTGCTAATAGTATAAACATAAGTTGCACTATCAAACGAAACAGAAGAAACCCCAGCTACTGATACTGTACCAGCACTATCGACGAAACCATTCGCATCAATTGTAAGAACTGGAACTAAAGATGCAGATCCATAAGTACCAGCAGTAACTGTAGTATTCGCAGATCGATCTACTTCGCCGGTCATAGTTCCAGCAATAGTAAAGTCACCAGAATCATTTTTTGATATTACAGTGCCTGATGTTGGTAATGTAAGAGATGTAGAACCACTTGTTGTAAGTGTAGTACTATGAGCGCCAGATGTTGTAAAACTACCACCAAGTGTTAAGTCACCGGTAAGACTAATAGTTCTATCAGCATTATTAACATCAAGTGTTAATGTTCTATCTGCAGATAATACTGGAGAAGCGTTATTTGATCTAATTCTAGTTTCGTATGTGGTCGTTGTGACATCTCTTAAACCAAACGTAGATATATCAGTAATAGATCCAGGGCCAGTAATTGTTGGACCTGTAATAGTTGGAGATGTTAAAGTTTTATTAGTAAGAGTTTGTGAAGCATTTAAACCAACAAAATCATCGCCACTTAACGCCGCATTAAATTGACCTAGAGTACCAGTCAATGTGTTATTTGTTAAGTTTAAAGTTTTATTTGTAAGAGTTTGAGTTCCACTAACTAATGCAATATAACTACTATCAACTGTAAGAGTTCCATCAAGAGAATGTGCTGGAGCAGGTAGATTAAATCCAGGACCGCCTGCAAGAGATCTTATATAGTTTCCGCTGGTTCCTGAATCTAATTTAATGGTTTCACTTTGTACAATTGCTCTCACTCCAGCCGAATCGACTGGAGTTTCAGAGAATGATGTTCCTAAAAATGCACTAAGCTTTTGTACCATTTAATTTCTTTCTATGCTTGAGCTTCCTGCCATCTTAAAAATACTGATGCTCTTGTAGAACCAAAAACCATACGAATATTAATAGCAAGAACATCAGGACCATCAGGATATTGATAGTCGCCGCCTAAAGGCGCACCTGACATTTCTTTTAGTTTTGATAGGTCTGATCTAGTAACTTCTGAACCTGAGTTAGATGACGCGCCGGTGAAAGAGAAGATTTGTTCACCCGGTAGAGCGTATGACCCAGTAGACCAAGTCACATCACTACCAGATGCTACTTGAGAAAACGATGGCTGCCCACCTTCATTAACACCGTTCAAACTTTTCCAGTTTGCATCTGAGAAGTTTCTTGGGTTAATAATACCTTCAACGCGGATTTCGCCAACACTCGAGAAGAATCCGCCTGAACGACCCACACTAATCATAATCTCATCCAAAAGCATTTGCGATCTATTGAGTAGATCTTTCGCTCCAAGTCTACCTACGGATGAGTTAGATACAGAAGGTGCAAGTCTGATAACAAATGCTGTTTGTGGAGTTGTACTTACTGCAACGTCTTGTTCAGAATATGTAAAGAGATAACCACGGTCTCTTTCAAATCCACCATCCATAATTAGAGAACTACCCCAGTGAGATAGTGTTGGTGAACAAGTGTTTGAAATCTCAATAATACCTGTGTTACTACTATGTGTTGTTTTACCACCTGCAGATAGAGTATTCAAAGTACCCTGCAAAAACTGCTGGAACGTAGCTTCTCTAGTCACACCAGTAAAGTTACCAGGACCATCTGTTACAGATCTACCGGTATAAGTCATGATTTCGTTATCAATCATCAAAATACCAGTATCTGCAAATTCTTGTAAGTCTGCCGCTGGGATTGTAGTAGTGTTACTATCAATAGTATTTGTTAGATACGTTAATGGCGAGTCATTGTCAATTGAGTAACGAACAGGTAGGTTAGATGAACGCATATACGCTTCATCATTTACGTTGTTATTCTTCATTCTATGACAGTATACCCACTTACCATCAGATCCACGAACCATGAAGTGAATAAAGCCAGCACCATACCAAGACCATTCAAGGCCGATCATCTGCATCTCATTAAAGTCCCAGTTATAACCTGAAGGACCAGTACCATCGGCCTTATCTAAATTCCATTTTGATTGTGGAACTCTAACTTCTTCAATTTTTTGTGAGCGAATACCTGATGCAGTAATTCCGCGATAGTCTGGTGTAATATAAATTTGAGTGTTACTTGGAACAGATGTAATAAAGTGAGTCATACCTCGAATGACAATCCTATCACCAGCTCTTAGCTGCTCTGTAAATCTAGTATTAGAACCAGTAATAGTTGAACTGTTCTGAGTAGCAGACAAAGTACCAGCAATATTGTCTACAGCAGAACGTCTAACTGCAAACATTTGTTGTCCATCAAATTCAAAGAACACACCGTTTTGATCGTCAAACACACCACCACGAACAGCAGCTCCAGTCCATGATGTTACGTAAATATCACAATGGAGATCTAATACTGCAGTTGTATCACCAAGAGTTTGAGTTGCGATAACAGTAAATGTATAGTCATCAGTAATACTATTAACAGTATATGTTCCATTATAACCAGATGTAGTTACGCCTTCTAGTCTAATAGTAGCTCCAGCTTGTAGACCATGATCGATATCGTCTGTTTTAATAGTAATAGTAGAACCAGATGCAGTACCACTTGCAGATACGGATTGCACATCATAGTTAGGCGCAAACAAAGTACCAGATGAGAATAATAAGCCTTTACCAGATTGGTAGCGGAAGAATCTCTTAGATTGTCTTATAACAGATGCAGCATATGTTGGTGTTTTAGTTGAAAGAATAACACCACCATCTGATGGTCTATGCAGAATAGTTGCGTTAGAAAATGCATAAACAACAGGAGAACCAGGGCTTGCTACAGCACCACCAGCTCTAGCAGTGTATTTCATAGAACTTGCAGTCGGAGTTTGTGTAAGAACAAAAGGTCCAGATGCTAAATCAGCATTTGTTCCAGATCCCATTTCAACATGCAATGGTGTTCCTGGAATCAAGCCATGTGGAGTTGGAAAAGTTAAAGTAATTACAGAAGGATCTGATCCATCAGAAGTAGCAGTAGGTGTAGGAAGAGCAGCATTAGCATATAGTCTTCCCTTACGAGCAATCGATTCAGCTGTTTCTAAAGTATCACCATCACTTGTTCCAACAGTACCCCGCGCAAAATATTTCAGTGTTGTTGAAGATGGAACAGACTCAATTAAGAAGTTACCATCTGCTCTAGAAAATCCAGCTGTGCCAGCATCAAGCCCAGAAACGTTAATTACATCTCCAACACTTTGCCCATGCGCAGAATCGAATGTAACAGTAATTAAGCTATTTGTAGTACTTGTTGTTTGATAATCTGTTTCAATACCTGAAACAGAAAGATCGACACCTGGAAGTTCATATGCTGAAGGATAACCTTTTACAGTACCATAGCCAGACCATTTAGTTGGCTGAAGTCCGTATTCAAAGTCCGCATCGATCATTGATTGTGGATTAGAAACTCTTGTACGCTCAATTGCATCAGTACCAAATGGCCAAGGTCTAACCATCTGACCATATTCTTCTGTACCTTCTACAAAGATTTGCAAATCATCCGATGCACTCATACCAGAAGTATTATATTGCAAAGTAATAGTTGTGAAGCCATCATGAGCCATATAAATTGTAGGAAAATCTGCATCTTCTGCATCATCTTTTGATTTAGATGTAAATGCACAAGTTGTACCAGCAAATGTAGTATCTGCAAAATTATAAATGATAACGTTATCTGTAACGTTAGTAACTAAAAGAAGTTTATCAAGCGTATAACGTCCTGGGATTTTAATGGTTCCTGAACCAGCTATTCCAGGAGTAAATACGTATTCTCTAACTAATTGCTTTGCCATATTATTTCTATCCTAATGCCACTGAGAATGCTATAGATTGCGATTGCGAAGCAAATGTACCTGCATCAGCAGAATCACCTTTTGGACCTTGTTCACCACGTTGTCCAATAGATGAGTACAATTGCCAGTTACTATTTATATAGATGAATTCGATGATTGATTGACCAAGGTCAAGCTCGAAGTTTTCAGCATAACCTTCAATTGTTTCACCATTTCTATCTACAATTACTGAATTATTTGTCCAATCTCCAACATCAATAAGTTTGATATAATCACCTGTTGTTGGTGATCCCGGAAGTGTTACTGTAATAACTCCACCACTTGTATCGATAGCATATCTACCAGCCGATACTGCAGTAAAGTCAGAATCATATACAGTATAATCTGTTGAGAAAACTCTAAAGTCTGAGTCAAATCCAAGATAACGACCTCTAAGAGCTCCAAAGTTCCAAGTACCAAGCTCAAATGAAGGATCATTGCGATCAATCGTAGTTGCTGCTGGGCTAGAGTCTAAATCATCTTGAACTAGATTATTGAACGTGTACCATTCGCCATTAGTTGCATCTCTAAAGAAACCAGCTCTACGTATTGTGGATCCACCATCTTGAGAATATCTTCCAACAACACCAATATCTACAACATCATTTGTATTCGAATCTGCCAGTTTGATAAGTGCATTTGTAACACGAAGGTCTGTAGTTTCATTTAGAATATAATCGCCACCAACAACCAAATCTCCAGTGATATTAACGTTTCCAGTAAATGAACCGCCAGCAAATTCCACAGAATCAGCCGTACTTACTGCTTGGCCTATCGCAATCTCGCCAGCAGTAATTGTAACACCAGTTCCACCAGTAAAGTGGGCTCTTACTTCGTTAGCAGATGGTCCAACATAAGAAATAAGACCTGTTGAAGCATTATATGAAAGCGACCCATCACCTCCGCCATCATTTACATCAATTGCATTTCTTGCATCTGAATCCGCTCGAGCAGTAGTATAATATAAGTTAGTGCCTTCTGAAACATCAGTTGTTAAGATACTTGCATTAATGTATGAATCAACTCTTGCATCTGTATAGTAAAGGTTTGTTCCTTCACTTAGATCTGATGTTGATCTTGCTGAGAGAGAAGCCGCTGATAAAGTACCAAATAGTGTTCCTGTTGCTGTAACGTTTCCAGCTGCAATAATGTCTTGAGCTCTAATATTTTTATCAACACCGAGTCCACCAGCAATTACTACAGAAGCATTTGTTTTAGATGTAGCTTCAGTAGTATTAGTTGTAATGACTTGACCAGAACTATTTACTGTAAGTAATGATGTTCCACCTGATAGATCAAATGGTGTATCACCAATATTATTCTTAATAATAAAGTCAGTATTTGTTCCAGAGAATCCAATTACAAAATCATTATCAGCCGCATTACCTGTTGTACCAATTGCATGGTCATATTGGTTATCAACACCGAGAGCTACAACCGCATCTCTTGAAGAGTCATTTGAAACTACATTAAATACGGTCTGAGTATTATCACCTTTGAATTGTTGAGTATTAATTGAAACACTACCATATGAATCACCAAAGATAGTTGTTCCATTAATTGTAACACTATTAAAGTCTACATCAGCCAGTGAATCAACTTCTTGACCAATAGAGATTTGACCACTAGACAGTGTAACGCCAGTACCGGCTGAGAAGTGCGCACGAACCTCAGAAGCACTCGGACCGGTATAAGTTAAAGTTCCAGTAGCTGAATCGTATGTAAAGCTTCCATCACCGCCAGCATCTATTGCTTGGATAGCCTGACGAGCTCTTGATAGAGTATAATCAGAATCCATAATAGTGGTATTAAAAGACCCGCCATCGGCTGTACTAATTGTAAGAATGCCAGAAGCAGAATCAAAGCTAACCGAAGAAACTCCAGCGACTTGAACTGTGCCCGCAGAATCTATTTGACCCTGAGCATTTACTGTAAAGACTGGAATTTCAGTTGAGGATCCATAAGTTGCTGCAGTAACGCCAGTGTTTGTAATACTAAACGTGCCAGTAGCTGGAGTATATGTTAATCCAGTTCCGTTAGTTAATGCATTTTTAGCATCACTGTCAGCTCTTGCGGTTGTATAATATAAATTTGTACTACCTTCGGTTAGGTCATCAGTAGTATTATCACCAAAATCAGAATCAAATCTAGCAGTAGTATAATAAAGGTTATCGCCTTCAGCCAGATTATCTGTAGTTTTAGTTGCTAATCTAACATCAAATGCGCTATCAGCTCTGGATGTAGTATAATAAAGATTATCACCTTCAGATAGATCAGTCGTACTAAAGTTAGTTAATCCAATTCTAGCATTAAAGGATCCGCCATCCGCTGTTCCAATATTTAATGTAGCATTGGCCGAATCAAATGTAAAGGTAGAAACTCCAGCAACAGGTACAACACCAGCTGAATCTAGTTGTCCTTGAGCATTTACAGTAAAGACTGGAATTTGTGTAGAAGATCCATATGTGCTAGCACTAACACCAGTATTAGTAATGCTTAGAGTATTTGTGGAAGAGTCATAAGACAGTCCAGTGCCATTTAATGCAGCAGCATCAAGAGATGTATTAAAATCAGAATCAAAGTTTGTTTGTGTATAAACTGATTCTACATCAAAACTAAATTGACCAGTATTCGAATCATATTGTAAGTCTCCAGCAGCAGAGAAATGAGATCTTACTTCAGCGGCACTTGGTCCGGTGTAAGTGAATGTTCCTGTTGCAGAATCATATGAGAACGAACCATCACCACCAGCATCAATAGCTCTAATAGCGCTTCTTGTTCTAGAGTTAGTTAAATCAGAATCAAGGATAGTCGCATTAAATACGCCACCATCTGCAGTATTAATAGTTAAGATACCGGTAGCCGAATCAAATGCGGTGGATGTTACGCCAGCAACTGATACTGTACCAATTGAATCTATTTGGCCTTGTTCATTTACAGTAACAACTGGAACTAAAGATGCTGAACCATATATGCCACCAACAACACCTGTGTTTGTAATATCAATTGTACCAGTAGAAGCGGTGTATGTAATACCTGTCCCACCAGTTAATGCATTTTTAGCAGCGCTGTCAGCTCGAGCTGTAGTATAATAAAGGTTATCCCCTTCTGATAGATCAGTAGTACTATGCTCAGAAAGGACATTAATATCTCTACCAAGGGGACGATTCAAATCCCATGTAGCATTTGAATGATCGTATATGATTGAAGCATTTGCTCCAGCTACGGTAATTCCAGCGCCGTTGGCAGCTGCAGAATCTAGAGCAGAATCTGCTAGAACAATGTTTTTATCATTTACAGATAAAGTTGTAGAATTAATTGTAGTGGTTGTACCATCAACTCTTAAATCGCCAAGAATAGTAAGATCATTATCCACTTGAAGATTATCTCTAATACGAGTTTGATTTTCAAGGATTTCAAATCTTAAATTATTATCCCAATAAAGCTCAGTACCACCATGATCTCTAAAGTGTGCTAGGTCTCTTTCACCATCAAAAGATTGAAGATGGATAGTTCCACTGTCGCGTGACATGATATAAATGTTACCACCTGATTCTCCAGGAAGATCTACATTTGTTCTTCTGATAAAGAAATCTCCGCCATTTTCAAAAATGTCGGCAATCCCTTCGCAGAAGGTGATTTTCTGGTTATCAGGCAATCTAATACCAGCGTCAAATATTTCTTCTCTGTCAGTACGAGCGATCTTTGATTCTTGGAAAGTAAATACACCAGTTGTACTATCATAAGCGAAAAGATCAGAATCAGTAGTTAAACTAATCGCTGATCTAACTCTACCATCAGTATAATATAGATTCGTAGAACCTTCGCTAATAGCATCAGACGAAGTCGCACCAGTTGAAGAATCATATGATCTAGCAAAATCGGAATCAAATCTTGCTTTTGTATAGTAAATATTTGTTGTGCCTTCAGAAAGATCATCAGTCGTATTTGCTGACAAATCAAAAGCTCTAACTGCGCCACCTGCACTTGTTATAGTTAGCTGATTGCCAATATCTTTTAAAACGAGTCCACCTAAATGGAGTGATCCGCCTGAAAGATAAAGATCTTTCCATTTCTTTAGTGGAGAGCCTAAATCATGTGCGCTATCTTCGTCTGGAAGAATATCCCCAATAACTTTAATGCCATACTCTTCAGTCTCTAACTTATGTACGCCATCATAGTAAAGTTCAATTTTATCACTGTCTGCGTATGTTCTTAATAAAGTATTATTACTAACGTTATCAATAATGCCAAAGGTGTTAGCAGCGAATAAAATACCACCACCGCTGTCAGCGACTTGAAATTGAGCATATCTTATATTATCGTTATTTGGAGGAGTTGGATATGTACGATCAAAAATTCTTAGATAGCCATCACCTGTTGAATCTTGTAATCTAAGAACTTGCGTAGTAACTTGATCTTGAATTTGCGCAGCGAAACTACTAAAAATAAATTTTTGTTGATCGCTATCCCAAACTAAGATATTTTCAATAGAGGAGAGATTTGTTTCATCAACATCATCAAGACGAACAAGACTACCAACCGAAGGCTCTCCAATTTTTGTAGGAGTTCCAACAGTGATTCTTTTAACTATTGTAGTTCCTTCTGATACGACGCGAATAACCATTATTCCCCCTTTAAACTCTGGTCACTGAAGGCGTAATGTTTATGCGACCTTCCAAAACTCTTTCAATGATAGTATTAGAAGCGCTATCTTGGAAAGAAATTTCTACATCATATACATATCTACCAGATTTTAACGCTGTGGTTTGACTATTTGTAAGAGTCAAATTAACTAAACCATTAGAAGCTGGTGATGGAATCTGAGTTGAAAAACTTACTGCATCAGAATCGCTTGATGCATAGGTTTTTCTTATTTGTGCTGTGGCAGTATAGCCATTTAAATCTTTCTTAGCACCGGCTGTATCTACTAATTCTAATTGGAGCGTGATGTCAGTGCCTTGACCTACATTAAAATCTTCATACTGCGCCATGTGATAAATTCTCTTCTTATTACAATTTACCTTTATTTATATAAAATATTTCTCCATTTTTATGTAAACAGAAGAATCAGCCTGGGAAACTACACAAAAGGTTTTACTAGGATCGTATATGTATCCATCTGATTCGATATACTTTGGATCGTAAGATTCTAGACCTTTGTTGCGAAAGTAATAATCTTTTGAAAAGTCTATCCAATTAAATTTATCAAAATATAATTCAGACAAAAACCTGTCAAGACCATAATAAAAGACTATATTAAAATCTAAATCATCAAAGAACTTATTATAAATGTCTTTATGATTACAATAAAAACCAAGTATTGAAGAATTAATTTTTGCTTCTGGTATTGTTAGTATATTTTCTTCGTTTCCATCATACGGATAGTAAACACCATAGTGTCTTCCATTGATTGTTAATATTTTTTCTTGTTTTATCTGATTTATAATGTGGTCAAAATTATTTTGAATTATAACGTCCAAATCAAAATACAAAACAGGTCCAGATAAATTTAAATTAAATAAGCATATCTTCCACCAATAAGATTCTAAATCTAAAGATGTATCAAGTGGAATTATGTTAATGCCTTCAATGTCTGTATCAGAAAGGCAATAAAAATAAAATGGTAAAGAAATGTTTTTCTCTACCATCCTATAAAGTCTTTTTACATGTTCACTATTATATTTAGTTCCGTATTTTACACAGACTATGTTAACATGGGTTTTCAAGATCTTCAATTACCTCTTGCCAAAAATTGTCTGCTTCAGCAAATACAAATGCAACTGTAATACGGTAACAATCTGTATATGCAGCATGATAACATAATTTATCTGGAGAATCATAAGGTCCGAAATAAGTCATTTTTGCTTGCCATCCAGGTTTATCTTGAACACGGATTCTTTCTTTTTTCTCTATATCCCAATAATCAAACCAGCCATCACCTGTTTCTGAATATGTAATAATGATATTATATCCAGGAGCATTTGCATTGTTGTGCCAAGAAATAAATCCTCCTGGAGGATAGCATGCATTCAATGCATTGTTTTTGCAAGATAAAAATTCAATTAATTTAGTATTTAAAACTCTAGATGCATCTTTAATTATCTTTCCACGCGTGCTATCATCTTCATGCTTTAACCCAGAGAATCCCTTTAGCACTCTTGGAAAACCATCATGTTCTCTTCCCATTCCTATAACATTATGCATGTATTCATCTGAAATCCAATCTTCAGCTTTGTCATTCTCATGGCGAATAGGAATTTCTTTTGCAATCAAAGGAGGATCGTCTGGTTTTTCTCTATGAAGAAGAACATCTTTATATTCATTTAAAATATCAATAAAATCTTGATTTTGTAAATCAATATCTCTGACAGGCACTTGTGACATTATAAAAATCCTTTTTCGCCATATTTGTCCATCCAACTTGAATAATGTATTACAACTGGATGCGGGTTAGTTTTCCAATAATCTCTTTTAGGATCTACAATGTGGCAATTATGAGTACCATCTTTATTAAATCCAAATGATGTAAAGTAGTTCCATCTATAGTTTTCATCAAAGAATTTCCACTTTAATGATTTATATTTTGGTGAATGATAAATTAACCACCATAATGTTAGTTGATCCCATTGTCTAAAGTTTCCCTTTTGAATATACTTAAATTCTATAGGATCCCATTGACCTACTCTTTGTTTTAAAAATAGTTCATACCAATCATACATAAATTCTTTAACTAATGGATTACGCATATCATATAGAGCTACACCACCACAATGAGCTAAATGATCTGGTACTCCGGTCCATCCATCATCATATAAATTAGGACCCCAATTCCATTCGGCAAAATGCCTAGCGCCTTCTTTAGTCAAATTGACATAAGCCATATCATGACCATCTAAAAGATCAAAAACATTAGATATATCGTCATGAACAATTTCAATGTCAGCATCTAGATAAAAAGTTAAATCATATGGAGAATTAGCCATTCCCCACATTTTTTCTCTATTTGTATTAGAAGGTGTAGCAATTACTTTTTCAAATGAAGAAAAATACTGCTGACATTTTGGGTCATCAATAAATTGTTGTTCAGTGAATAACGTTATATTAGCATCTTCATCGTGATCTAAAAGAGATTCTGCTAAATTTTGTGCACCAATAAGAAACTGAGTCCGTTTTGTAGCTACAGTAACATAGCCTTTAGTTGGACTCTCCGGTTTCTTGTTCATTCATAATCTCCATTAATAAAATTGTAGCGTAAGCATTCATTTCAACTACATTTTTTGCTTTACGTATTTTAGATTTTAACTTACGGTTTGTTGACTCTTTTATTTCTGGAATTTCAAACGTTTGCAACTTATGATTAAAAAGATCTTCTAACCGTTTGGCTTCATTCTTTTCCTCTTGCTTTTTAATTTTTGCTTCACGTTCTTGCTTATGTCTTTCAAGTCTATCTTCTGTAAACTTGTCAATAGATTCCATTGTATTTTGTTCTAGAACTTCTTGATAGTCTGAAGTAATATCACCGCGATCATCATATTTTGAGACACGAGCCACAGTAGTAGAAAACGATCCATCATCGTGCGTAATATTCAGACGAACTGTTAATCTGTCCTTAGCAGCTGTTTCCCAAAATGGATGTTTCCATTCTTTTTTCATTTTAATCTCCGTTTTATGTAATTATATATCTACCACAAAAACCATTACTTTTATTATATCATATATTTCTGAATTGTAAATAGTTATTATGCAATTCTTACATATAAAGTATAAGTTTCCTCAGTTCCACTGGTGGCATCAATCGTTTCCCCTTCAAAATTACCTACAAAGTTTCCAATATAATCCGTTAAATATTCAGCATTATATACGTTTTCATAATCTGCAATGTAATCAGTGGAATAAGGAAAATTAAAAGCTCTTGTATATGTTCCAACATACTGAGTATTATATGTTGAAGCATAATCTATAGTGTAATCTTTTGTATAGTTTATGCTGGTGTAGTCTGCAGCAAATGCAGGTCCAGTAAAATCTCCAAGATAATCTGTAGCGTAAAGAGGGGATGCAAAATTTCCAGTATACGTAGGAGCCACATAATTTGTTATATAACTTCCAGATATATAGTTCGTTTGATAATTACCAGTATAATCTAGAGTATATACTCTAAGATAGGTATTACTATATCCTGCTACGTATGATACGCCGGGAGGACCTTGAGGAACAGAATCTGTAGATTGGAAATTACGAACGTAATTTCGAATATAGTTTGGTACATAATTCCCTTGGTATACAATATTATATTGAGGATCAAGAACATAGTTGCTTGTGTACAACCTCGAATATCTCGTGGTATAAATTAAATTTCTTGAGTAAATATTTGTGAGTATAAATTGTCTGGCATAAAAACTATCTTGCTGATAAGTTGTTGGATTAATAAATCCTATGTAACCGGTGTTACGTAGATATTGAGACACTGTATAGTTTCTGGCGTAATACGCGGCCCCTAATCTTGTATAAGTATTTAAGTTTCCGTAATTCCTGCCATAATATGACAAGGATGGGCCAAGATATGTTGGGCCAGAGTAATATCTTAGATAATATTGTGAGCCCCCACCTAAATAACTAGATGACGATCCCGAAGAGGATCCTTGATAATATCTAACTGGTCCACTTGATCTTACGTAGTAAGCAGAAGGAACATTTCTTGTATAATTGCGACCGTAGTATCCTGCAAAGTAGGTATTATTTGCGACATTTGCTGTGTAATTTCCAAGATATGTTGTTCCTCCTGCACCAAGATACTGTTGAGGAGTGGCGGAGAGGCCTGTATAGGCTCTAGCATAATATCTAGACGGCCCTAGATAATATACAAGCCTAATATAGTTAGGAGTATAAAGTCTACTATAGAAATTGGTTACGGTGTACTGGCCAGTATAAACAAGATTTCTTGTATAGTTTACTAATCGAGTATAAACACGGTCATACGTCCCAGCAAAATTAGAAGTATATGAAATCGCACCAGTATAGTTAACAGGTCTATTAATTACAAAAGCATCACCAGCATAATTATTTACAAACCCTCTAGTATAAGTTCCTGTATAGTTTGTATCGTACCTTGTTGTATAATTTGCGCTAAAACCTATAAGAGTATAATTTGTTGTATAGTCTTGAGTATAGTTACCAATATATTCTACAGCATATTGACCTGTAAATTGTCTTTCATAATTACCAACATAGTTACCGGTGTATATTCTAATATAATTTGGAACATAATTATTTACATAATTACCTAAATATTGATTTGCATATGCTCTAGCATATAAAGGACCAGAATATGTCGTTGTATATGGTGTCGAATCAAAAGTACCAGTATAAGTATTTGTATAGGCTTTTACATATGGTAAAGTATAGACATTAGTATATCCACGTGTATAATTTTGTTGGAACGTAGATGTACTATCTCGAGTAAATATTTGTTGACTTGTAGTTTGCTTTGTATCAGTGGCAGAACCTTTTGATACCCAAGTCCCAGGGTCTGTTGGAGCACCTTGTGCAGAAGTTCTTAGTTGATATGTACCAATTTTAGAAGCACCAATACGAGTCTTTGCTCTTTGACCAAATGAATATTGAATTTGGCGATCAGTCATCGCTCTGAGTTTTATACCAGAACCACCAGCACTATCTTCAACAAACATTGGTCTCACAGTAGTTGGAGCTGTATAATTATCTCTGCGGTAAATGTTATAACCAATAGACGTACCATCAGTTCTTGTATCTGTAAAGACTGATGATAGCCAAACTGAATAATCTACACCTGGAGATGAAGAAGCTAATCTAAATACTCCAGGATAATCATTTGTAAATATTGTTGCAAGATAACGGTCAACTGCTTCATTTAGATCTACATCTGGCATCATTTTAAAACCAGTTTCAGAAGATCCTGCTGAATCTACCCACATTAAAGGAGAATAAACATCTGAATCTGTTTCAGGCGCAGTGCCTTGACTTTGATATACATTTGTAGTTGTGCTACCTGATGTAATGGATGTTGATGGATGCGTTCCTACTGGTTCATTAAAAAATGTATCTACAAAAGAACCAATATTAGTGTGGGACGCATTAGTTGTAATACTACCAGTACCATTCGGTCCTGAGGCTGCTAAATGTTTTCCAATCTGATATGCAATATAGTTTTCTTCAGAAGTTGTAAACTCCTGAATATTACCACCGGCGTCTTTTATCTTGAGTGGAGTTGCCATAATTATCCTTAAACATTACTAATAGATCAAAGGTATTTATATAGGTTAATATTTGTTTAAAAGATCTGTGACAGCGTCAGTTCCAACAATTGCATCATAATCAAAATAGTTGAAATCTATATTAACATCGGTATAGCTTGTAGAATTCCCATTTTGTGCCCAAATTCCATCACCGACTGCAATTCTACTTCCAAAGTAAGAGTCGTCGTTGCCGGCTCCACCAAAACTAGTTAAAAGATCTCCAGTGTATAAATCATATATGTAGATTTTACCAAGCGCGTTACCATACCCACCGCCATTATCGCCCCATTGCGAATCAGCTACAAAAAGCCTGTTGTCTTCTATGAGGATTCGACTGCCAAAAGAAGCATTGTTGTTACCATTTTGACTTTCATCAGGAGGAGAAATAGTTCTTAAATAGTTACCATTCATATCATATAATTGAACTAAACCAGAGTTATATGGATCTGGATCTAATAAATCTTTATCTCTAGTTTTTTTAGTGGCTGGGAAACTGAGAGCTATCATGCCATGTCCAATTGCGATATCAGCGTCAACATCGTGCTCGATAGGCCCCCATGGTGTGTACGAATTTATATATGATTTATAATTTCCATTTAAATCAAAAATGTAAGCTTTAGGATTAGCGTTGTTAGTTGTATCGCTATAGTCATCATCTATCTCTAAGTTAACAACAATCCGCCCGCAGCCAACTTTAACTTTACTACCCATTCTAGAATAATCTCTTAATCCAGGAATTGGCATATCAAAACCTGTACCACTTTCATCCCTTGGCCTATTTTCAACTTTCCGTAATAAATATCCATCTAAACTTAAAATTCCAAACGCGCCAATACCAGTACTTCTTACAATTCGATCTCCCCAGTTTAGTCCCGAAACTACAACTCTGCCATCTCCTGCGGCAAGATCATCAATGTCACAAGTGACTGCGCTTGGATACCCCGAAGAAGTATACTCTCTT